TTTCTCCAAGTCTTACTGATCTCACGCCAGTAATCCATGTTGGCTTCGTTGGGATTCATTGGGCCATAGTTAGCCTTGTCGATGGCCTTCTGACGATTCTCAAGATTGACCTCTACATCACCTGTAGCAACAGGGCAAGCCTTGCCACTTTTCTCTTGGCTTTGTATCTCAATTTCAATCTTAACGGATGGTTCTAGCAAGCCTGTCATGGCAATCCTCATGGAGTTTGTTCATTATCCCATAAAAAAAAAGAGAGAACAAGTCTCTCTAAAACTCATGGCAACGAGTGTCTCTATCCTATCAACTTTCTCAGGGTTTCGTTTAAAACTGACATTTCTGTGTGTTTATAAACTGACCAGATTCTTGCTTGCCCATGAATTCCATTGTGAGAACCCTGATGGCAGTCCTTACATAGCGGAATACAGAGATACTGCTGGTGCTGCTCAATGTGGTGAGCATCCGATGGCCCTGCCTGACCACAGACCCCACAAGGCATCTCTTTGACCCTTGCTAGGTGTAGTCTCTCACGACTAGAAAGTTTGTTATTCAATCTCTACCACCAGATTTCCATTTGACTTTATGTAGTCTTTTGTTTTCTGAAGGTATCTCTCAAACTCTGATCTTGAGATACTTCCCTGTTGCAAATCAGCATACTCGATCAATTCTCTGATGGCTTTTATACCTTGCCCATCCAAACCCATCTTCTTTGTCTCTTGGTAGCGCAAAGCGGCTTTGTGGAGGCTATCCTGTGCTGTTTGGCAAATAGGTAGCACCTCTGGGCCTACTCCATTCTTTCCCATCATTTCAGACAAATTTAGAACATCTACCAAGGTTCGCCAGTCTAGGATAGTTCCAGAGCCTTTTGTCATTGCGTCTAGTGCTGAGTATTCAAGAAGTCTGAGTTTGTCCAGCTTGTCCCTCTGGGTTATCGATGCTCCCACTAGGGCATGAGATATTGGATTCACAAGATTCCAATGTTTTCTCTTTGTTTTCTTGCGAGTCATTATCTTTTCCGAAAATGGCGTTCCATCGGTTTGCGTATTCTTGATTACTTACTTGAATTGGTCTTTGAGTTGACCCCTTGCTCATTTTTTCATACCCCTTACAAAAGCAGCAAAACTCTGTGCAGTATCACCAAATGACTTCATTAAACTGAACTCATGGGCTACCTCATCTAGCGTCTGGTTGCGTACTGGACAGTTCCTGCCTTGGGTACAGTCATAAGTGCAACAGTCCATACCACTAGATTTGTTTACCCTGTCACGCAATATCTGTTTGCCAAGATTGCTTTGTCTTTCAACCATGTTAAAAGCCTCGTCTTCTTCTGGAGTCCAGTCAGTCATGCTTGTCCCCTTGCTCGGATAGCTTCGGCACATTCATATGCAGTACCGTCATCTTCCCAAAGATCATCACACACTACTGCACACGCCTCACGCTCGGCAGAAGCTACCAGCTTGGCAAAGCGTAATAAACCTTCCTCATCAAACTTCAAACCATGAATGGTGTTTTCTATAGCCAAGTTAATGATTTCATCATTCGTCATGTCTTCACCTGTAAAGATATTGGGATGTAGATGCAAGCCTTGTCTTTAGAATTCTTGACGTTGACAGGGTTAGGCAGTAACCGCCTTTTACAGTTACTGCACTTTGCATCTGGCTCTTTTGGCTTGCAGCCTAAAAGCATTAGACGCACCTCATGTCGTAGTCAACAGTTTTAGCATGGTCTGCCTCATCTAAAAGATGCTTAGAAAGACGCATAGAACCCTCGATCTCTAAATCACGATACTGTTCAGCAGTAAAGATACCCATCAGCGAAATCTTTTCGTAGATCACATCTTCGATATTCTCGTTATAAATGCCTTCTTCGTCTTGCTCGTACTCCATGACCACAGTAACGATTACAGAGCCTTCACCAACAGTAGTGTCAAATTCGTATTTCATTTTTAATCCTTAAAAGTACCCTTGCGAATTGCTTGGGCTGTCTGTGATTGTATAGATTTCTAAACACAATTGTCTAGGTGTTTATACCTACTCTGTAGTTTTTACGCCAAGACGCTCACTTGCTTGCTCTGATCTCCAAATATCTGCTTTCATCTGGGCAGCAATCAGCTTCCATTTAAGGGCTTCCTCACGCTCGGTAGCTACCTGCAAGCCTCGTAATAGTTCTTGGTACTCTGGGTGTGCATAAGCCTCACGCTCTTGTGCTACACCAGAGTCAATTCCTTTAGCCATAGCTTCTTTCATCAACAGGGCTTTTTTTGTTCTCAGGAAATTCTCGATATACACACGTTGAGCCTTTGCCTCGGCAAAACGAGGGGCTTGCTCCAAAATAAACTCAATGGCTTTGTAAGGTGCTTTCATTCCAAACACTCCTTAACGCAAATATCTACACCAGCTTGGCTTGAATAAACCTTGGTTACATGAATGTTGACGATCTGCGAATCATCCTTATAGACCACAGAATTCATGCCATCTTCTACGCTTTTCAAGATGTTGGAGGCATCAGGCTTTTTAATTGGTTGCTCAGAGCCATTTAAACAAGCCTCTATGCGTTTTTTAGAGTGTGACTTAGGAATGGACACTCTGATGTACAGGTAAAGCGTTACAGGGGTTTCTAGTGGCTCGGAACTTCCCATCGCTTTGATGGCTGCTTCTTTAATCAAAGATTCGTAAGTTCTTGTTTTCTCAGGGGTGTAAGCAGAAACGAAGTTTCCACGTTTGACATACCTTGCTCTTTGTTTTCCAACAGGATTACCTTCTACTGTGAAATTTACAATAAATGTCATTCAAGTGTCCCATCCTTAATTCTGTTCATGTAGGTGCGGATACGATCTCTAGCACCAGAGCCATAGATTCGTTCTGCTATCTCTAGCCGACCACGCACAAAGTCTCTGTCTTTGTTTGTCTCCCAAGTGCGATAGAGTTCCCTTGCTTCAGCTTGCTCAAGGATTACCCTATCGCTTGGGCCTTGTATGTTTCTTCTACTCCAAGTCACCAGTAAGCTCCAGTGCTTTGTTTATCAGGTGTAGAGGGTAAGGAACACCCTCTTTTACCTTGTCTAGCAGTCTCATTGCTTCAAAGTAGTTCATACAAATAAAAGTTGTTGGGTTTTTACAGTTGTTCCAGAGTCGTATCTCTGTGAGTCACCTTTTGGATAAGGCATAACTTCGTATTTCAGCTTAGATCGCATGACTTTTTTGTCAGTCTTTGACCCGTGAAATAAGATGTAACGATGCTTCCTAGATCGTTCTACATAGTAAAAATCATCACCATGAAGATCTTTTATCTCTGCCAAAGTTAGGCCATCGCCAATGGTTTTAGCGTGTTTATGCTCTTGTCCTTTGATTGTCCAATCAATTCTGTTTGCTGATAAACCTGTGTAAAGGAAGTTGGTGGCTTGGTAAACATAGCCCACATGACCTTGGCTTGTGTCTGCAAACGAAACCACAATCATAGGTTTTGGCAACAACTTAATTGAGTTTGCAACTAAGAAAGATGCTTCGTTTTTATGGTTGTCCAACAAACAAACTCGGTTTAATTCCAATACTTTGTCGGAGTATTCTTTGCCACATATTCCCATGCAAAGTGGTGGTGAGGCGGGAATCCCGTAAGTTACTACGCCAACCAGAATGTCATCCTTGTAAAGCCCAAACGCAAACATGATTTGTGGCATCCGCTTGGCATAATGTTTTTCAAGCAACCAAGGCTCAACTTCAAAGTTGTTAATCGGAAGAACTTTCATGCTCTTTTCCTTAACTCAGCCATCTTTGCCAACACTTCTAGCGGAATCGGAACTGCTTTTTTTCTGTCAGCTTCAATCTTCAGTAAAGCAGGCTCAGGCTCATTTGATGGCGGAACTGTGACCCTACCAATGTCGGCATGGTTTGGCTTAACAACCCAATCTGCTTTGAATGCTTGCCAACCACGAACAACACATTCCTCCAAGGCTTTCTCTAAAGTCCAATTGGCCTTGTTTGCTTCAGTAGTTATGGCATCAATGGCTCTTTGTGTTATCGGAGCTTTCTTGGCTTTCCTCAAAGATTTAAATTCTTGCCAAACAGAATCAGAAACACCGACAGGTGTTGCAACGACAGTTGCTTTCTTTTGTGTCTTGTGTTCTGTGTCTTGTGTTATATGTAATGTGTTATGTGTAGCATTGCTTTCGAATTGCGTTGGCAATGCGTTCGCATCCTTCTTACCCCATCTAGCATTTGCACTAGCTTTAGCCTTCTCTGATTTGTCACCAGCTTTAGCTATTTCCTTGTTTGCCCTATGATGAATCCATCCATCATCTGTGCGCTCGAAATACTCTTGCAATACGATTGCAATGCTTTCGGTATGCGAACGCATCCTTATCTGTCTTGATACTTCATCTTCATTAAGTGGAATTGGAATTTCATGTAGATAGTACCAATCAAGCAAGCGCCTGTAGACTAAATCTTCAATTTCAGAAAGGTGTGAAGTGTGACTTTGGTAGTCACCAATATTGAACTGGTAGTAGTGCATAACTCGCCTTTTATGCTCCCTTGAAAAGAAACTGCGGCAGGAGAGGGAGTAACTCTTTTCGGAACGGGGATCAATCCATTCCTAGCCGTGTTTCAAAACATTGTAAACTTAAAAAAGCCTACTGTAAACTTAAATAAATTGATTGTTGGTAATTTCTTTTTTGACTGGTCTGCCAAGCAATCGTTTAGCTTGTGCGTTCATTACGGCATATTCTGATTTGCTAAAGATACCTTTGGCATTGCGAATATCGAAAGGATTCAGTAAGCAGCGAGTTTCGTCTTTTGGTCTGTTCTCAATCAAGTGGTCAGCAAGGGTGTATTTAGCAACTCTGTAGCGACCAACCTTGACCTCCTCGGTTGTTAGATCACCTTTGTAGCGTAGTTTCTTAGCTGTGGACAGCACAGATGATTTGTGCATCCCCGTTAAATCACAGACTTCTTGTGAAGTAAGTGGGCCATTCTGGAGGGCTTTAATTATTGCTTCTTGTGTCATTTAAACCATTCTGGTCTGAGTTCTTTGAGTTGGTATAGGCGCAATAGAGGGATGGTCTTCCATTGGTGAACGGCAGACCTTTCTATTCCAAAGATACGAGCAAGCGCACTTTGTGAGCCAGCAAGTGTGATAGCAGTTTGTTTATCCATCTAAACAGTATAGCAAACAAATTATTTGTTGTTTTTAGGGTAAACACCTATACAAACTTGTTGAATATTGTTCAGAAACCTTTACAATCCATCTCAGCCCAAGCAATTCGTGAGGGTCTTTTTAAGGAGTCAGAAATGACAGATTCACAAGTTATCGCCTCTGTAATTCGTTACCTCAAAGCTGAAGCTGGTGCAGTTTCTTGCAATGTACATTTGCCTAGTGGCAAGAATGTCGTTGTTTATGCTGATGGCAGAGTCGAGTAAAAATCAACAGGGGGCTTAGTCCCACAATCAAGGAGAACCAAATGAAAAGTAAGATTATTCAAACGCTAGTTGAGTGGACATTGGCAATCGTTATCTTTGGCGGTTGGGGTGTATTACTGGCATGGAGAGGTTAATCATGGCATTTTTACTACCATTCACAACACGCCAAGTCTGTAAAGCAATGGCTGAAAGCATGGTCAAATACGATAACGCACCAGATAAAGATGACTTCTGCAATCCAGATGTTGCTCTTGTTGTCAAACTTAAGAACAAAAAATATGGTGTTCTTAGTTATGGTGGCGACCCTGACGAAGAAGGTTTAGTGCTTGAACTTGTGGAGTTGAAATGAACACACGATTCCTAACCCACGTTCGTAAGATATTTGCCACCTACGATGCCCCTCCAGAGGTCATTAGAGGCTACCAAAAGCAATGGGTGAAGTCAGTACGCCAGTTAGGTGATAAATGGCTTGTAGCTAAACAAATCCAGAGAATCCAATGATTACTAGACAAGAGGCAATCAAGGATTTAACAGGGTTACTTTACTGCTGCTACTGTACTAATCCAAAGACCTACGGCTCATGCTGTGGAGAAAACCACTTCGTACCTTTCGAGGATTTATACGAAGACGACAAAGAAGCAATGATTGAAGAATATTTAACTCAAGGAAATGAAGATGTCAATTGAAGCACTACTCAAGACGAATGTTAATGAACACACAGAAAAGAAAGCTAACCTAACCTACCTGTCATGGGCTTGGGCATGGGCAGAGGCACTTAAAGCAGACCCTAAAGCTACCTTCAAGGTAGAGATGTTTGATGGTAAGTGCTACATGGAGATAAATGGCACAGCAATGGTCTGGGTGACAGTCACAATGTTTGACAAGCCTATGACCTGCCAGTTGCCAGTTATGGACTCAGGCAACAAAGCAATACCCCTTAAAGGCTATACAGCAGTCTCCAAGTACGGCAAAGAATATCGGGTTGAGTGTGATGCTTTTGCAGTTAACACAGCCATTATGCGCTGCATGACAAAAGCACTTGGTTTGCATGGTTTGGGTCTATACATCTATGCTGGTCAAGACTTGCCCGATGAAGATGTACCAACAGAAAAGGTCATCATCACTCCTACACAGGGTGCAATGGATAGCCTCCCAGAGGACGAACAGATTTATCTCAAAGAGTTAGCAATGGATTTAATTGCTCTCTGTGATAAAGAAGAACCTAAGGCAGCTTGGGTAAAGTTGGAATCAGAGAACCTTGATGCTGAACAAAAAGTAGCATTGTGGACTCTGCTTCCTAGCAAAGTAAGATCAGCAATTAAGAAAGCGAAAGAGTAATGGAATACGACACAACTAACCGAGGAAGTTTGTTTAAGAACGACCGCAAAGACGATGCTAAATTTCCTGACTACAAAGGCAGCATTAACGTAGATGGGACTGACTACTGGCTATCAGCTTGGATTAAAGTCAGCAAAGATGGAAATAAGTTTATGTCTCTGTCTGTCAAAAATAAGAACGCAGACGCTTCTCTGCAACCTAAGAAAAAGGTTAAAGAAGAATTTGACGATTCAATGCCGTTTTAAGTTAATAGGGGAAAGCGGATGCTGTGCCAGTTGCGATCAAAAGCCTCTGATAACGCACAGACGCAGCGAGTACCCGCCTAAAGGAGAAAATAATGGACTATAAAAGAATGTTTGACAGAATCTTTCCTGACTTCCCACGAGTTCGAGCATCAGACCCTCTCACTTCTTTTGAAGCAGCAGAGGCTATTAAACCAGTAGCATCTCAGCATCACCAGATCATCTTGGAGTGCCTACAGACTTATGGTGCTTTGGGTAAAGATGGAATCTCAGCATTGACAAACCTAGATGGCAATCAAGTCGCTAGACGCTTAAGCGAGATGAAAGTTCTAGGGCTTATTCATCTCACAGGTAAAACAGTTAAATCAAACTCAGGTAGAAACGAAAGAGAGTGGTCATGTCATACGCAGAATCAGAATTAAATATTATTCGTTGGGCTGAACAAAGGCGCATTATTCCTAACAGCAACCCAGAAACTCAATTGCTAAAAGCAATGTCTGAACTTGGTGAGTTGGCAGACGCAACCATCAAAAAAGACAAAGAGGAAATTATTGATGGAGTTGGCGATGTTATGACAGCACTTGTAATTTATTGTGCCTTACAAGACATTAGTCTGGTAAACTGCATGGAAATTGCGTTTGACCAAATCAAAAGTCGCAAGGGGATTCTATTGCCCAACGGATTGTTCGTGAAGTCACTTGGCGAGTAAGTAAAGACCCACATTCGAGCTGGCATAACCCGCATAGACAATCGCCATATTCGGGTTGCCTTTCATAAACTGTTCTACTGCAATGTAGGCGTAGATCAGTCCTGTTAAAGCAATTAGCCAAGCACTCAAAATGCACCTACATCAATCACTTCACCACGAAACTCAACCAAGTCCTCATCAAACTTGTGTACGAGTTCAGGCCACAATAACTTCCCATTGAAGAAGTTAAGTACTGCAAAACCTGATCTGTGGTTGCTAGGGTTTAGTTCAGCATAAGTAAACTGTGGGCCATCAGTCTCAGCAAGTGTCCCTGTATCTACCCCAAACCTGTTCCCGTTATAG